AGAGACAAGCAAATGTTGGCTAATGAAATTAGTGTAGCATTACAGAAAAAGCTTGGAGCTTCTGGGGTTATGATTGATTACGATGATCGCAATCCATATAAAAATGTAATAGGCTTTATTGTACCTTTAAATTCTGTGGCAATGTTATTAATTAAAGCCATGAAAGGAGGAGCTTAAAATAAAACAAATTAGTTATGGTAAGAAGAAGAGTTGTTAGAGCTTTATTTGATAATCCGGAACACATTACCGCAGCAGACGTTTCTCAGTCTGAAATACTTAAATCTTTATTAAAGATACATGTACCTAATTCTATAGAGTACGCTATAACTAATAAGAAGATTTATGCTTGCGTCTTTGAGATAAATGAAACTAATGAATATTTAGAGATCCATAAAAACCATTGGATACAGGCTTTAGAAACCTGTTTACTTTGGTATATTGAAGAAGAGAACTATGAAATGTGCACACACATTAAAAATATAATTCAATCAATTCAAGATAAGAATAAGGCCAGAAAATTTATAACTAAAACTAAAGCCAGTGGAGAATGATTTTAAACAAATTCAATTAGGAATAGATTCTATAATTGGAACTAAGACTATAATAAGAAGAAAGAAGAAGACTGAGACAGATAAGAAGAGAGAGTTATTTTTTAACATGATGAATAATCTAGACGAATTAAATGTTAGACAAAACATTATGTATGCAGATCTTAATTTAGACTTCGCAGATTATGATGAGAAGTTCTTTACAGTTATAGATGCTCTTATCTATATGCATTTTGGTAAACAATGTACAGAAGTAATTAGTTTCTATTTGTATGAAAGAGTGAATAGTGATGGTACATTAAATCCAATAATAATTAATGATAAGAATGAACTCATGCTTGAAACACCTTATGATCTTTGGCATTTAATGTGTAAAATAAATCCTAAATTAGATGCCTAAAGCTTTTTTTACAAAAGAAAACATGTCTAGAGAAGCCAGACCAGATACTTGGTGGAATAAAGGGCTTCAATTAACAGAAGAGCAACTTAGAGAAGCTATGGCAAATAGTCGTAGTAATAAAGAAGCTGCTAGATGGCTTGGCATTACAGATATAACATATAAGAAATATGCTAAGTCTTATATAGATGAAGAAACAGGAAAGACTTTATTTGAAATACACAAGAATATTCCTGGTAGAGGAGTACCTAAAAATCTTGCAGGTTCTAAATGGAAAGTTGACTTAGATGAAATGCTTAAAGAGAGCCAACCTATTAATTCAAAGAGAATAGCGAAGCTCAAAGAAGCTTTAATGAAAGATGGTAGACTTGGATACCAATGTTCATCGTGCAAGTTCTCAGAGAAAAGATTAACAGACATGAAAGTTCCACTCTTACTTAGTTTTAAAAATGGAAAGAAGAGTGATTGGAGACTTGAGAATTTACAATGGCAATGTTATAACTGCTACTTCCTTTATGTAGGAGATCCGTTTACAAGTAAAATGATACAAAGAGTAGAGTCGGTTCCTATTGATAGTCTTGAAATAAAAGAAGAAGTACAAGAGATATATCAACTCGATGACTTCTATTATGAACATCTAAAAAATTTAGGACTAGATAACTCAGGAGATGTATTATTCAAAGACGAAGATCTTATAGACTACAAAGATCAGGATGACGGATCCGAATTTATAGACATCAGAAACTAACCATTTATATATATAGTTTCTTTATATATATAACTTATTGATTTCCAATACTATATAACTTATTGATTTTCAATCGCTTGCATAACTGATTGATTTCCAATCGACAATTTTTAAAAAAAGACTAAAAATATTTTTTTATGTCAAAAATTTGTCGTAATTTTACTATGAAACAAATCAATAATGAATATGGACATCAAGATCTTCGTTTTTAACTACCTTACCCACGAGACAGTCATTGACAATACAATTACAGTTAATGGCGACTTTGCAACTGCCGAGGCTAACCACCAGGTATTTAGAGAAGTTCATCCTGACTGCCAGGTTAACTTTGTTATCGACCAAGATAACTTTATCTTTGCTCCGCCTATTAATCAAGAAAAGGACGAGACCGCTTATAATGAAGGTCGTATGACTTGGAACGAGTATGTGACTAAATGGCACGGAGGCAGTGCATTAGAAAGCGATAGCGATATGCCTGACTATGAAGACATGGCTCACACTGCATTCTATTCTCAAAATCTATAAAATAAAAGTTATGGTACTCACAGTTCCGATTATTACTTATCCAAATTTTCCAAAAGATATTCAAACAATTCATTTAAATTAAGGTTATGACTCAGAAAGAAATTAAAACATTGGCATCAGAGATCGTTGGTGACGGACAACTTCCTAATAAGTTTTTTGTAATGGTAAGTCCTTACATTACAACTATTGACGAATTTGGAGATCATAATTCAGAACTTATTGACGGATATACTGATGAAGATTCTACAATAGAAGTCTTTGACACTTATGAAGAGGCCGAAGAATATTTTAATACAATAGATCTTGATCATCGTTACGGCACAGGACATGTCATGATTGAAGATAGATTGACTGGCCAAATTACAGAGGCATTTTTAGAGTCAGTAGTTGAAGTCAATTATCATTTGCGTGGATATGATATGTCAAAAACATTTGGTTATAAAAAATAATACTATGAATAAATTAAGAATACGGAAAACAATTACGCCTAAGAATTCTTTAGAGTATAATGAATGGCTAAAAGAATTTAATTTTGGAAGTGCTTATGATCTTACTAAAGAGAAAGCTAGGAAGCACTCTTTAAATGATCACTATGACTTTAGTAGATTAATTCCCCAGACTGAAGAGTTTAGTTTTAAAAATATCCTAGAATTGGTTAAATTTAAGTTCCTATGATAATTGTGCACTCTTTTATAGTTCCATTCTTTTGGAAAGATGAGAAAGGTCCATATCTAATAGATGATAATGGAAGAAGAGATTTGCCTCAAGATACTACAAGAGATCAGATCCTATGGTTTAAGAAGCCATACAAAGGTGGAAAAAACCCAGCATTTGAAAGAGACATTGAATGGGATGTGGAAGGTGCAAAAGGTAAGAAGTATCTAGTGACACTAAAAGGAAAAACCTGGGAGTGTAACTGTCACTCATACAAATTTTCTGGAAATAAAAGAAGCTGTAAACATATAGAGGATATAAAGGGTTCATATTTATCATAGGACCTAAAACCTATCTATATGAACAAGAAGGAAAAAGAGTTCGTCAAATACGTAAAGTCTGAATGTAAAAAGTATGGAGTCAAGTGCGACCTCAGAAAAACAAAACATGTCAGACTATCAGGAAATATAAAGTGCTCAGGATACTTTGACGAAGATACGCCAGCTCTTGTTTGTTCAATGAATAGAGAAGATTGGATAGAGATTCTTGCACATGAATTTTCGCATCTCACTCAATGGGTAGAGCAAATAGATATATGGAAGAAGTGCATGGTAAGTATGCCTTTAGTAGATGAGTGGCTTCAAGGTGAAGAGGTTCCTAATATCAAGAAGCATTTAGCAGTATCTAGAGAACTGGAATTAGATAATGAAAAAAGGTCTGTAAGAATTATTAAAAAGTTTAATCTAGATGTAGATATAGATAATTATATAAAGAAAGCAAATGCTTATGTCTATTTCTATAACAGACTACTAGCTACAAGAAAGTGGGCTACTCCAAACAATAGTCCATATAGCAATCAGAGGATCATAGAAAAGATGCCAAGATATTTCAAAGCAGATTATTCAATAACCCCTAAAAGAATAGAAAAAGTATTTATACAAGAAAACTTATAGTTATGGATTCTACAATAAAGCCTACAAAAAAACACGTAAATCAAATACTTGATTGGTGTATAAAGACTTATGGCAAATCTAAATTTAATAGACCATTTCCAGAAATAGAGTATAAGAAACCAGACTATTATACAGAGGGATGTATTGCATATTACGATGAGATTGATGCAGTTATATTTATAGATAAGATTGCTAACGATAATTTAACTGATTTAACAAATAGTATCATTCACGAGTATATACACTATAAACAAAATATGAAACACTACCAGATACTTGCAATGTATCTACCCGATCATAAAAACCCTATGGAGATTGAAGCATCAAAAATTGCTAATAGGGACACAAAAAAGTGTTTAAAATACTTGATGGATACTCTATAGTTTAATCGAGTTATTAATATTTATTGTTATAATAAATAACTACAAAGTATGACCCTACTTCAGATAGCAGAATCAGAACACATAAAAGAGTATTTTTTACAATACGGGGTTTTGGGGATGCTAGCTTTTTTGCTTGGTTATTTTGCTTGGATGCAATATCTAAGACTTGTTAAAAAGAATGATATCCTTGAAGAAAAAGTAGATAGACTTCAAGATGAAATGATGGGACTAATAGCAGAAGAGAGAGATAGATTAGCAGAACTTATTAAAGATAATACCGAAGCATTAAGAGAACTCCAGAAAACAATATTTAAGTATATGTTTAAAAATAGTGACTAGTGGATTATAAGAAATATTCTTTAGGCAAAATGGGAGATAAGTTAGTTAAGGCGATGGAAGCTAAAGAACATTTTAATAAAAAAGAAATTGAAAATAACTACATTAGAAAAGTACAAACACTAAAAGAGATCCTCACTCAAGAATATAAATTTGCAACAGAGAATAAAGTCAAGCATTTAAATTATGCGATTAAATTAGAAGTAGTTGAGAAGCATATTGACTATGTAAAAAAGATTCAAAATAAAAAGTCATTTGATCAATCGGATAAACAGATCATAGACCAACTAATCCTGAAGTATACCTCTCATAACTGATTGATTTTCAATCACTTATAACTTATTGATAATCAACTACTTATAACTGATTGATTTTCAATCGAGAATTTTTAAAAAAGATCAAAATAAATTTTTTTATTTCGACGGAATGTCTTAATTTTACTATATATCAAACAAATAAAGGTTATGAATAAGCAAGTTATCCTCTCGGCTCTAGAAGCACAGCTCAAGACAAAAGAATCAGAAGTTGAAGTCTACGAAAATAATGTAGTCAAGCCAGCGTATGAAGCACAAAATGCCGCTATCTTATCTTGGTTCCAAGAAAACGTATCTAATTTAATCCAAAAAATAGTAGCTACTAGTGACAGGATTGAGATAATGAAATTCGAAGAGCATGCGCGTTGGAATTCATGCACCATTTCTCTAATGCATGACTATAGAAGTGAAAATAGATCTAAGTATGCCGAATTCAGTTGGTATAGTTCTAGAGCTACGGCAAAAGACGGATTTGTTCTAGCCGATGTACAGATATTCGGAGCTGTAGCTGCTAAGTTTCAAGAGATAGAAAGCAAGTTCAAGCATGAGTGGAGTCCAGCATTCTTAGAGATATATCGTGAAGCCAATAAAATGGAAAGAGAGTGCTCAGAGTTGCGTGTTACGATTAGTAATACAAAGAGCGAGATTGCTAATGAAGCAAAGAATCAATATAAAAAAGTTGGCTTCTCATGTGAACTAAACACTAAGAAGTATATCAATAGAAATTATGATACGGGTGAAGTTACTTTGGAAGATGTGAAACACCAAATGAAATTGCAAATAGGTAGAAGCAAATGGGATTATGTATATGTAAGTGCTTTCAAAGTGAAAGAATTAAACAAGTACAAATGTACATTAGAGATTTCTAATGATAGTCATTCACTTAAAGAAATTACAGTAACTACTAAGAGGTTCTATGATTTTGTCGAAGATGTATTTAATTGGCAGAATGGTGGATCTGAAAGTGATAGTAGATATACAACCGATAGATACAATAGGCAATACGCTAAAAAACAAAATGCTGAATAATGAAGTACGTTAAGTATTTAAAAGACGAGTCATTGTTAGCATTAATAGGATTAATTATAATGTTCATTTATATCATATCAAAAAATTAAAGGTTATGGGACTAGACATGTACATGTATAAAAAACTTTATATATCTCAAGGTGATTTTTTTAAAGAAGAGTATAGAGATCAGGTCTCTGTTACTAAAGGCGGCAAAGATCATCCTACAATTAAAAGTAGTCGCGTTAAATATATAATTGAAGAAATAGGATATTGGCGTAAAGCAAATGCTATTCATAAATGGTTCGTAGATAATATTCAAAAAGGACATGATGATTGTGGAGAGTATTTTGTATTTCCAAATAAACTTCAAGAACTTAAAGATCTTTGCCTTCAAGTAATTGAAGACGGTAATAAAGCTCCTGAACTACTTCCTACTACTAGTGGTTGTTTTTTTGGTGGTACTGAATATGATGAATATTATTTTGATGATCTACATGAAACCGTAAAAATAATAGACGAGGCTTTATCAGATCCTGACGGAGATTATTATTATTCATCAAGTTGGTAAAAATAAAAACATGAAGACATTTAAAGACTTAGAATTTATAGAAATGAAAGATCTATTCTATAATGGAGTGCAGTGTAGAATTCAATTTGGCAACGGATACGGAGCCAGCATAGTTAGACACAACTTTAGTTATGGAGGAAAAGAAGGCCTTTATGAGCTTGCTGTATTAGATGAGAATGGAAAGCTACATTACGACAATCCAGTAGCCAATGGAGACGTTAGAGGACATTTAACACCTGATGAAGTTACAGAATTATTAAAACAAATTCAAGAGTTATGAAAAAATATTGTAAAGTGTGTGGAACTGAGATCCACCCAAAACGTGTAGCATTAGGATATTCTACTTCTTGTGTAAAGCATTCAACTGCCGAGAGATACACAGGTATAGTGGCAGCAGGATCTAAAAATGACTTTGAAGTTCATGTTATTAAAGATAGTAAGATTGCCAAAGAACTTGTTAAGATGTCAAATATTTATTAAAAAGAATCAAATGAATTACGTAGATCCAGTTAAGTATAGCAAAGCAATCTTATCATTAATGGAAGATGAATCAATGCCTCAAGAGGAAACTATTCCAGTTAAAGGTAATAGGAGTATGAAAGAAAGAGTATCTAACCTTTCTCCTGATGATAAAAAGAAACTTGAAGAATATATTGCTGCTTATAAAGAGATCAAGAAAGAGATCCATGAATTAATTAACAAAGATGCCATTGCTGAAATTGGTGGTAACAACTCCTCAAACTTGTATTTAAGTACAGAAGAGGAATAAAAAAGAAATAAAATGGTTTTGTTAAATTTAGTTTACGGAGTTCTTTACGGTGTTATAGGACAAGTCTTATCTTTTATTCAATTACAAGGAGGTATCAAGTGGGGTTGGACTGAGAAATATAGTTGGGCTCTTATGCTACTCGGACTTCCTATTAGTTGGGCATTCATGAAGAGTGTTCAAAATTTTATCATAGCATTTAATGGAGAGACTTGGCCTTCAAGACTATTAGGTTTTGGGATTGGAGTCGTAGTCTTTATTGCACTTACTTGGTTTTTGTTTAAAGAAGGTATCTCACTAAAGACTTCAATTTGTTTATTTCTTGCATTAGTTATAATTTTGATACAAATATTGTGGAAATGAAAACTATTGTAATAGGAGACACTCACGGAAGATCTAATTGGAAACTTGCTATTCATCAAGAAAAGCCTGATAGAGTTATATTCATTGGTGATTACTTTGACTCATTTGAACTTAGTGGAATAGAGCAGATTAATAACTTTAAAGAAATCCTCCACTATAAAGAAACAAATCCACAAGTTGAGGTTATAATGTTGATTGGTAATCACGATCATCATTATTTCCCAGAAGTAGGATACACAGGTACATCAGGCTTTCAAACTGGTATCGCGCCTTCTATTATGCAAGTAGTAGATGAGAATAGACATCATTTACAAATGGCTTATGGTTTTGGTGAGTATCTATTCACTCATGCAGGTGTAAGTCCTGTATTTATGGATCAAGTGTTTGGTGAAAATGATTGGAGTAAAGAAAATGTTGTAGTTGATCTAAATGAATTGTTTAAATATAAACCTAGAGCATTTGACTTTAATGGCTTTGATGCTCATGGAGATAATACAACGCAAACACCAATTTGGATTAGGCCTAGATCATTAATGTCTGCAAATAAGAAACATAATAAAGGATTAAAGAAAGACTACATTCAAATTGTAGGCCATACTCAAATGCGTAGATTAAATTTGGACGAAAGCGATAAGTTTACAGGTGGTAGATACTACTTCATAGACACTATGGAAACTTCAGGACAATATCTAATAATCGAAGAAGGTAAGTTAAGT